ATGATATTGGACGAGAAAAAGTTAATTAATGAATGCTTATCACGTTCATGGACTCAAATGGTTTTGCGAACAAAATCAGGTGTATCACTTACGACGATAAGCAAAGCCTACAACGGAAAGCCAATCTCAGATAAATCTGCGAAAAAGATAGCAGATGCATTAGTTATCAATTTAGATTTATTGATTAAGAAAGGATGAAAAAAATGCCAAATTCAACAAAAAAAGCTAGTTCTAGTTCTAGATCAAGAACAAAACAAGCCGAAATTGTAACGGAACAACAACTTGATGTAGCAGAATTTGCTAATAATCCGCATCGTACAGAATACACGTTGATGATGCATAAATATGCAGAGTTGGAAAGAAAAGAAATTAAATTGAAAAGAAAACAACGTGTAGCGAATTGGATGTTATTTGCATCTGTTATATTGACGATTGGATGCCTGATTGCAACCGCATATGTATGTAATGTGATTCAATCAATCAGATTTTAGTAAAGGAGGTGATGTGATATGAGAGTGATAGAACCAATGTTAAGTGTTGAATACGATGCAGATGTTGAACACAAATTGCAAATCTTAACGAAACAAGCCTACATCTCACAAATTGATGCAGCTAAAGTTATTGGATGTGCTAGTTCAACTGTTGGTAAAGTTTTCAAAAACTTAGGCATTGAAAAGAATGAATTTGGTTATCCAACTGCTAAGGTCATTAGAGTTTTAGAACTTCAACCTTATATTGATAACTTAATTCGTTTAAGAAAAAGCACAAAAAAAGTGACTCAAACCTGCAAGTAAAAGTCACACAGTGATGAAATAAATCACTACTTATATTTTAAATGAAATTCTCGAATCTTACAACCTAGGTATCGCACATTAAATCACGATACATACGAATTAGGCATTGTATTTGATTCATGATTATTTTCTCCAATTTAATATCAAATTTAAACAGCTTTCTAGTCGTGCGGTATCTAGGTTGTAGGGTTCGAGTGGAAAGGAATAAATGTATGGTAGAGAAGCATACGCATGATGATTCTGAAGATTTTATTGTTTTTAGAGTCAACGTAGTACATACAAAATACGCATTAAGAGTTGAGCCTGAAGGAATGTTCGATAAAAGCAAAACTGCAAGAGCATTGATGATGAGTGAATTGGATTTAGCTAAAGCGTTGAATAATGCAGCGAATGCATTTGAAACTGTTTTAAAAGAAGAAATCCTAAGAAGAATGCGAGGACCTTTGAATGACTAATTACAGTGATTTACATAATGTAGCTCATGAACTTCAACAAATCGCAGATAAATTAAGAAAGTCAGGACAATTTAAAGAAGAAGTAAATGTACTTCAAGCCAATATTGATTGGTTAGACCAAGAATGCCTGAACAATAACACTTGTCCATTCTGTGGTGGTGATTTAGATGTTATCAAAAAAAATCATGATGATTGTGGATTTGAAGTTTATCGCAAATGTTCGTCATGTGGAGAGGAGTTTATATGATCGTTGAGTTTTATGTTTTCGGATATGAAACAGTTCAAACGTGTGATGGATTTAAATGTGTAGCAAAGTTGAGCATTCGCACAGATGATGGTTTTAAATTTATCAATCATGCGTTAATTGAATTAAATGAAATCAAAGCCTTCTTTGAGTCAATCGATGTAACTCCGTTTGAGTTCAATCAAATGCCTGGAAAAGAAGGAAAATGTGTAGTTGAAAAAGAATATGATAGCTACTTCGTAAAAGAGTGGTTGAAAAAGGAGTGAATTAATATGAATTTATTTGAAATTAACAAAACTATTTTAGACATTATCGAAAAGGGATTTTCTGAAGATGAAGAAACAGGCGAAATCTTATTTGAAGAAGATGATTTGATGGATTTGCAAATCGCATTTGACGAAAAAATTGACGGCATTTCAGGATATATCAAAAATCTTGATTCATTGAACGATGGAATCAAAAAAGAAATTGATAATTTAAGCAAACGAAAAAAAGAAAATGAAAAGAAAATTAAATCGCTAAAAGAATATGTATTAATGATGTTCGACTATGAAGGAATCAAAAAATATGAAACCGCTAAAAATAAATTATCAACAAGAAAGTCAAAATCAGTAAATATTTTGGATGAAGATTTAATTTCTAGTGATTTCAAAAAATGTAAAGAAATGTGGTCGATTGATAAAGTTGGAATCAAAGCAGCTATTTCAAATGGCAAAAAAGTTGATGGCGCAGAGTTAGTTGAAAACACTAACTTAACATTAAAGTAGGAGGATTAAATCATGGGTCAGATTGTACTTTGTATTGGTCCTAGTGGAACTGGTAAATCAGCTTCACTTAGGAATTTAAAAAAAGAAGAATGTTTAGTTTTTAACACGGCAAATAAATTAATGCCGTTTAAATCAGATTTAAGTTGCGTGAATTTACGTGACAAGAATGGTACTGAAAGATATGAGACTATTAAATCTTATATCCAATCATTATCGGTCAACGAAGATAGATGCAAATTGTACATCGTTGATGACGCTCAATTTTTAATGGCTTTCGAATTAATGAGTAGAGCAAATGAAAAAGGTTACGACAAATTCACAGAGATTGCTCGTCATTGGACTGATTTAATGGAATATATCAGTGGATATACTCCTAGAGATGTGATCGTGTATTTCTTAATGCATAACGAATATGACAATACAAATGGAACATACAAAGCCAAAACAGTCGGCAAGATGGTTGAGCAGTATATGTCTCCTGAGTCTCTAGCAACGATTGTATTGGGGACAAAATGTACAGAAGGTAAATACACATTCACAACTCATAACAGTGGTTCAGACACGTGCAAAAGCCCTATTGGAATGTTTAAAGAGGATGAAATCGACAACGATTTAAAGCTAGTCGATTCAACGATTCGTGATTATTACGGATTCGATAAATTAGATAAAAAGGTTTCAAAATAAGGAGGATTTAGTAAATGAAGAAAATTGAAAACTTTGAAGAAATTAAAGCAAGTGGTGATTTTGATTCACTTAAACCAGGAGGATACATCTGTACATTGATGGAGGCTAAAGACGAATCAGATAAGGAATATTTGAAAGTCTCATTCGATATTGCGGAAGACGAATTTGCGGATTACTACCGAAACTTATATAAAGCTATTAATTTCTGGGGTGGTGTATTCATTCGCTCATACAAAGAAAAGGCCTTATCAATGTTTAAAGGCTTTATCAAAGCAGTTGAAGAATCAAATGTCGGCTATGTATGGAATTGGGATGAATCAACTTTAAAAGGAAAGAAAGTCGGTTTAATCCTTCAAGAAGAAGAATATGTACCAACCGGTGGTGCTCACGCAGGAGAATTGCGTACACGTTTAATTGTTCAAAAAGTTGTTAATGTTGAAACAATTAAAAGCAGAAAATTCAAAGTTCCTGAATTGAAGAAGTTGGATAAATATACTGGTCCAACAGTTCAGACTCAACCGACTGCACCTCAACCAGTCAATATTTCCAATGACGACTTACCATTCTAAATGAATGCGATTTATTGTGATACAAGAGAAAAGCCTCAAGCTATTGAATCGTTAAGTGAACAAATAAAAAAGAAAGGATATGAGTTGGTACGCACTAAGCTTTATGTTGGTGATTATCAACTCTTATCCAATCCGTATTTGGTTGTCGATAGAAAACAAAATCTTCAAGAAATCATTGGAAATGTTACGCATGATCATAAACGATTCAAAGCAGAATTAGAACGAGCACAAGAGTTAGGTATACACGTGATTGTATTGATTGAACATTCATCAGCAATTAAATGTATTGATGATATTCGATATTGGCACAATCCAAGGTTAAAGACATCACCAAAAGCAACTACTGGTAATCAATTAATTAAGATACTAAACACAATGCAGATGGTATATGATGTTGAATTTCAGTTTTGTGCTAAAAATCAAACTGGAAACAAAATAGTTGAAATATTAGAGAAAGGAGCAGTTGAAAATGGAAAAACGAGCAAAATCTAGCGAGTTGATTAAATCCAAAATCAACTGCTTTGATTTATTAAATGAATTTAATATTGAAACTCAAAGATGCAGTGGTGAAGATTCGTGCAGATGTAAATCATTTACTCATGACGGCACTAATCCAACATCATGCCAAGTTTGGCAAGATTCCTGGTATTGCCATAGCTCGAAAAAAGGTGGAGATGTTATCTCGATGTATGCTTATTTAAAATACAACGGTGACAATTCAAAAGCTTTCTCTGATTTATTGTATCGTTTAAATATCGGCGATGATGATTATCGTAAAGAAGAAATCGACAATTACAAGACCGACATGGAGCGTTTACGCTTAAATGTTGAGCAATATCATAAGAATTTGAAGCCTGAACACAGACAATACTTTCATAACAGACAAATTTTTGATGATTTTATAGATGAATATAAATGTGGTTATGATCCTTATTCAGATAGAATCATCATTCCAGTGTGGAAAGATGGTCAACCAATTTATTGGTGTGCTCGTGCTTTTGACTCATCTAAAATTTCAAAAGACTATCCGAAATACAAAAAGCCTACAATTGGCTTTAGTTCATATCGTGAAAATGAACTATACGGATACGATACCTTAGATAGAGGTAACGATGATTTGTGGATTGCAGAGGGTGTATTTGATTTTGCATCTCTTTGGGAAGAAGGAGAATCAGTATTATGTAATGCTACAGGAATGAGCAATAAACACATCCAAACAGTAATGCAAGTCGCTAAAGACTTCAAACGATTAATCTTATGCTTCGACAATGATTCAAGTGGTACTCAATTTACACATAGAATGTTCAAATCGTGCTTTGAACATAACATACAATTCACAATCGTAACGATTCCAACTGAATACAGAAAAAAGCCAATTAAAGATATATCAGATGCATATTGTGTTGGCTTGAAACCAAGTGAATTACTTGAAAAGCATAGTCGTGATGGTATGAAAGAATACCTAAGTCAATTCGATGATTATGATTCCTTATACGCATATATCAATCCATTAGCACCTTATTTAAATCGAAAAACAAAGAATCATGTAATTGATTATATTAATGAATGCATTTCATTTAATTCTCGTGATAGGAAGGACCTTATCAAAATGCTTGATAGGTCGAAAACTCAAAATGAAATTGCTGCAGACTTTATTCGAGAATATGAATACGATCTTTGGCACGATGTAGCAAATGGAATGTACAGATTTAACGGTACACATTGGCAGAGTGTAAATGAATTTATCATTCGTAAATCATTTGAGCGTATGTATGATGTCCGCAATAATGAGGAGAAGTCAATTATTGATAAGGTCAAAGTTCAGACAACGGATGAGAATGAGCCTATGCCTAATCAAAAAGAATGCTTCAATGTGGCAAACGGAACGATTTATTTTGATAAGAATAATCCAGAAGAACCATATAAATTTGAGCGTAATCACAACATCAAAGATTACTGTGATTATTGTCAGGAATACGACTACAATCCTAAAGCAGACGATTCAAAGATTAAGCTATTCCTACATCAAATTTTTGCAAATCACCCAAGCGGTGAAGAAAACATGGTTAATCGGTTCAAGGAATACTTAGGCAGTTTATTTAATCCAACAAACATCGAAGGTAAAGCGGTGATGTGGATTGGTGATGGCTCAAATGGAAAGTCTAAATTAAATGAAATCATTGAAAAGATGCTAGGCGATTCATTATGTTGTGCGATTCCAGTTGAGGCCTTATCACGTGAGTTTCGTTTGCAGAGTTTAATTGGAAAATGGGTTAATTTCTTCCACGATCCAAAGCCTGATACTTCAGAAAACGAGAACATCATGAAAAATTTATGTACGAATGACAAGATTACTACAAACGTTAAAAATAAAGAACCAGTATCATTCCATCCAAGAGCTTCAATCTTTATTGATGCAAATGAATGCTTTCATCCAAAAGATAAAACAAATGGATGGCAAAGACGATTCACAAAAACAACACACAGATTGTACAACTCGTTTACTCCCGATGAAGATAAGGCCGATAACATTTCGGTATTTCCAGCAGATGACCAAATCATTGAACATTTGTGTGAAGGAGAAGGCCTAAGTGCGATATTGAACTATGCACTTGAAGGATATGCTCGATTGGTGCGCAATGGTAATAAATACACTCCGATTCCTCGTGATGTGAATATGGATATGGAATTATTTGGTGCAGGAAATCATTTATTTGTGTTTGCAGCACAATTTGATTTTAAAGATGAAAAAGAATTAACTCCTGATGAAATTTATTTGGATTACAGAAGATGGTATTTAGACCAAGGATATTTGGAGAAGTTCATTTTAACAAAAGAGAGATTCTTCAAACGAATTGAACAGGAATTTAGGCGAGCAGATAAGCCAGTCGAAAAGGTTCATAGGAATTATGGAAATGTGTTTGTTAACCTCAAAAATACTTAAGTTACTTAAATAGTGAAGGGTATGAAGGCATTTTCTTAGTTATATTATATTTCTAAATAAAAATAAAAAATAAATATATATATAAATAGAGATTATAACTACATTTCACCTTTCATTCCCTTCACTTGTTAAAAATGTGTAATTATACACAAATTACAGAAAGTGAGAATTTCGTGATGAATGAAATCGTAAAAATAATCAATTGCATGGCAGGACGATATCAGCCAAGACAAATATTCCAAGATTGGATTAAAATGTTTGCTTTATCAATGAGTAATTCATTTTATTTTGATAATAAATTAGAGAATGAATATTTAGATATAGCGAAGAAATATACAAACGATCAATTAAATATGTTTTCAGAAATGTCAGCGCGATTAGTGATGTTATTTGACGAAGAAATATCAGATTATCTAGGTGAAATATATATGATGTTGGGAGCAAGTAGTGTTAAAACTGCACAATTCTTCACTCAATTTCACGTATCTGAAATTATGGCGGAGTCAATGCTAACCAAATGGGACAGAAAAAAAATAATACTTAGTGAGCCTACAGTTGGCGGTGGTGCTAACATCTTAGCAATTGCTAAAGGATTGCAAAAAAGAAAAATTGATTATCAAGACATGATGATAGTTACTGCTCAAGATTTAGATTACAACTGCTTTTATATGGCATACGTTCAATTTAATTTATGTGGCATACCTGCAAAAGTTATTCAAGGCAATACATTAGCAGAAGAAAAAAACGAAACTTTATGCACGATGATGTGGTATGTGAAAGGTTGTGAATTATGTGAAGGATGAATTTATAAACAAATGCATGGCATTGTTAGTTAAAGATTTAGAACCTGAACAATTAGTGAAAGTTAGAGGAATACTATACATAGCGCTTGAAGGCTCTGAAATTATTGAATGTAAAAATGAAGTATCAACCTATGTTAGCAATGATGACGATTTAATAAAAATGTTTTTAGTTAGTAAAAAAATTGACGGTTGTAGTGATAGAACAATCAAGTTTTATGCGTACACCCTTAATACATGGCTTCATGAATATATTAAAAAGAGTGTTGTTGATTTTACAAAAGATGACATACGTATGCATTTTGCAAAGCGTATGCTTGATTATCCTGAATTAAAGAAAACGTCATTAAATAATGAAAGACGTAATTTCTCATCGTTTTTTACATGGCTCGTAGAAAACGACTATATAAGAAGCAATCCAATGTGTGCAGTTAAGAAAATAAAAGAAGACAAAAATATAAGAAAGCCATTCACTGAATTAGAAATTGAAATGATGCGTGATGAACTTAACAAGCAAAAAAATAAATCAATTAAGGGAACAACAAAATATAAAAAAACAATCAGAAATATTGCTCTATTTGAAGTTCTTTTATCAACTGGATGCAGAGCAGGAGAAATCACAGGTGCTAAGTTATGTGATCTAAATCTGGAAAAGCGAGAAATGAAAGTTGTTGGTAAAGGCAATAAAGAACGAGTTTGTTATTTAAATGTTAGAAGCGCAATGAAATTAAAAGAATATTTGAATTATCGAAACAAAGAGAGTGAATACATATTCACTCCAGTTCTCACATCAGATTTAGAAAAAATTAATGTTAGTTGTTTGGAAGTAATGATAAGAAATTTAGGAAAAAAACTAGGCATTGAAGCATATCCTCATAAATTTAGAAGAACCGCTGCAACAGTTGCATTGAATAAAGGAATGCCAATTGAGGAAGTACAAATTATGTTAGGACATGAGCAAATTGATACAACATTGATTTATGCCAAAGTTAAAAATTCAAATGTTAAATCTAGTCATGAAAAATATATGCAATAAAGAAAGGAGCATAAAAATGAACCCAAAATTAAAAGCAGTTGAAAATGTGAAATCATATCTCGATAAAAGAGTCGAAAAAAACAAGCATAAGTTATTGGATTATCGAGACAGAGAAAAAGTGTACGGTTTTCGTTATGAAAACAAAAAAGATGTGATTCATGCAGAGAATGAATTTATTGATAACCTTTTACGAGGTGATGCAGTAACGCAATTTAATGATGACAGACTAGAAAAGCTACAAAGCAAAGTTAATAGACTGTTAGGCGAATTGGATGAGTTACAAGCGTATAGAATGGTTGAACGTCGCTTTATTGAAATTGCAATTCAAAAAAGTGGAATCAATGAAGAACTTAAAAGGAGATAAACAATGAGCAAATGCAATAGATGTAAATATGAATATTCATCTAAATTGGATGAACCATGTAAATACTGCAGGGAGCAAATGGGCGAATTAAGTTTAGCTTATCAAATGCATGATGATAAGTTCCAACCAAAAGAAGAGCAATCAACAATTGAACATAATGGATGTATGGGATGTGTATACGAAGATTTTGAAGAGCTTGAAGAGCCTTGCGTAAATTGTAAAGGAACATATAAACACGATACTATGGCATATTTGAAAGCAAAGGATTACTTCAAGCCTAAAAAAGAGAAAGAATGTATGAAATGCATATATAGCAATTTATCAGAATTTGAGCTACCTTGTTGCGAATGCAAATATAACACTTATGCCGCTGAGACAAATTGTTTAAAAACAAAAGATTGTTTTAAGTCTAACGAAGAAAAAGCTGATGATGAAATAGACATGGTAAATCATCCTCAACACTATCAACACGGTATTGAACCAATTGATTATATTGAATCACATAACCTTAACTTTAATTTAGGCAATGTAATCAAATATGTATCACGTGCTCCATTCAAAGGAACAGAATTACAAGACTTGAAAAAAGCTAAATGGTATTTAGAAAGAGAGATTAAGAAACATGACAATTAAAGAAATTGAATTAATTAAAAAAATGTTAAAAATGCAAGCTAAATTAGATGAAGCTATCATGAAAGAATACGGATTATACACGATTTATGAAGAGAATTTGAGTTTCGCAATTCTTGATGAAGTAGGCGAATTAACTCACGAATTAAAAGCCAACTGGTGTTGGTGGAAGAAAACTCAACCACAAGTTGATGAAGAAAATGTATTAGGCGAATTAGTTGATATTTGGCATTTTGTATTAAGTTGGCAAAATAATTTCAATGATGGTGAAGAAGGCTTAGGCTCTGCTCCTGATGTTAAAAGAAGAATTAAGGAGCAAAGTAATTTGATGCATAAGACTAATGATGCGCTAATTAATGGATTTCTCAGATTGGTTAGCTTTCCACTTTATAGAGTTGAAGCATTAATTGCAATTACAGAATACTTAGGCTTCACGATTGAGCAAGTTTATGAATGTTATTGTAAAAAGAACAAAATCAACTATCAAAGATTGAAGGAGGGGTACTAATGTGGATTAGAAGCCAAAGTAAAAAAGTGTTGTTAAATGTAAATCAAGTAGTAATTAACAACAATAAAGATAAAAGTGAATATTACATATACGGATATTCAGAAAGAGGAATCGACATATTAGGTGTCTATTCAACACAAGATAAAGCCTTAAAAGTTTTGGATGAAATTCAAAGATTTATTTCAGATAAGCAATATTGTGCGATTGATAATGTGACACGTAAAAGTTACATATTGAATAAAGGTGTTCATGTTTTTGAAATGCCTAAAGATGAGGATGTTGAAGTATGACAAAAGAAGAAATTAAACAAATAGAAAACTTTGCGTTTCTTAAAATGGAAGAATACGAAAATAGAGGTACAACTTATGGAAGTGGAGTATCGGACGGCTTAGAAATGGCTCTTAGGTTTATTTATGATGTGCATGATATAGACGATAAAGAGGTTATTGAATCGTTAAAAAATACGATTGTATTTCTAAAAAGAAACATAAGAGAGCTAGCGCATAAAGAGGTGTAAGTATGACAGAAAAAGATTTAGATGAATTTGAAAAAGAATTCGGATTTAAATTATTGCCTACAGGATTTAAAAAGCCTTTATCAGAAATCACAAAAGATGAATACAGAGAACGTATTGAATACTTATACAACGCGATTATTAATGATGATTCAAATGATGAGGATTTAATGATATATGAAAAAGAAATTAAAGTACTTGAAAAAGCATTAGATAAAGCTTGTAAATATACACATAACAATGGACTCAATGGTTGCCCGGCAAATTTTGATATTGGAGCAGTTGCTAAAAAGAAGAAAAAAGAATGTATTTTATGTAAATTTCATTGTGACTCTGAGAAATATTTTTTTAATAAAGAATATGAAAAGAAGTCCAAAGAATGTTGGAAAGAATATTTTTTGAAAGGAGAAAGAAAATGATTGAAGTGGAACACGCCGTTATTGTAACAAATATTACAGATGGGGCTACAAAGTTTTGGATTAAAACAGATAGATTATTTGACGAAAAATCGAATGATTTATTTATGCATAAATTTATATTTGTGAATAAAAATGATGCGAATTGGAAAAGGTATATTTTTGTTATATATAGATTCAGCACTTTAAGTGAATACGAAAAAAAATGCATTATTGAACATATCAAAAGTAATGGTGATATAGATGGATTTGAATTGGAAAAAATCGTGTTGAAATGAGAGAGAAAAGTGGAGGAAATAAAAATGCCTAATTGGTGTGCTGGTACCTTAAGAGTGAGAGGTACAAAAGAGAATTTAACAAAATTTGTTTTAGAAGGATTACAACCGGTTGATTGTATCGGCAAAGATTTAGAAGCGTTGAAGATGGATGATTATTGTTATGTTGAATGTAGAAGATGCTGGATTAAAGGAACGTATAGAGGATTTGTCGTTGATTCGCATGTCTATTTTGATGACTTGGAAGATGAAGAAGAAACTACAATTGGACTCGAAACAGAATTCGCATGGGGTATTAGTGCGGAAGAATTATTACAATCTTGTAAAAAATACGGAGTTGACATGAGAATTCATGCGTTTGAAAGAAGAATGCAGTTCAACCAAATTATTGAAATCATTGACGGAGAAATTACAAAGGATGAAGAAGTTAAGTTTGATGATTATGAATGGGATTGTATTTGCCCAACTATAGGAGGTTAAAAGCATATGAATAAATATCAAGAAAGCCTGAACTATATCATAGATAAATATCTTGATATGCATTACGAAGGTAAGCCAATGAACGAAGATACTAGGCATGCTTTACGTTTGCAAGAGTTAGTTGACAAAGAAATATCATTTTGAAAATGGAGAGGTTGTGAAAAATGATTAGATTACAAAACAATTATGCAATCACTTCTAGCGGTGGTTCATTCGCTCTTGTAACGTTCGTAAAGGGTAAGGATAAAGAAGGAAATGAGATAGACGTACAAAAGCCTATCTCATACCATACAACGCTAGAATCGGCTTTACAGAGCTATTCTAACAATCGTATGGCAGAATTAGTTAGCAATGTAGATTTAGACTTGAAAGATGTTAAGCAAGCTATAAATGAGCTTAAAGAGGAATTGAAGGAATATGACTAGAAATGAATGTGAAAAATCGATCAATGAAATTTTAGCAAACTGTGAGGTGATCAAATAATGCGTAAAGCTAGATTGCTGTGCCTTATTGATAAGTATGAATATGAATTAATTAGTAGTACTGGCAAGAGCAAAGAAGATTACATTAGTCAAGTTGGTGATATTGTACACGTACACAAAACGCTAACAGGGAATGGAAGTGCTACAAATTTATTCGATATTGAATTTAATGACGGCGCAAGATTTTGCGTAGAAAGAGAACAAATAGAATTTGTGGAGGATTGAGAATGAGCGGTGGAAGTTATAATTATATGTATTGTCGAATTGAAGAAGAATATGTTGATAGAATGTATGATTCTCAATTAAATGAAATGATGAAAGATTTGTGTAAGTTGCTACACGATTTAGAGTGGTGGGAGTCTTGCGATTATAGTGAGGATACTTACAGAAAAACAGTTACTGAATTTAAAAAGAAATGGTTCAAACAAACTAAAATTGATGTACAAAAGCAAATCGAATCAGAGTTTGAAAGAACAAAGAGCGAGTTGTTGAAAGAATTTGAGTATTTGAAGGATGTCGAAAATGAATGTAACAGTAAATGATATTCATGATGAGCACATTAGAGAATGTATGCAAAAGACTATTGATTACATCGTTAAATTAGAACGTGAAAATTGTGGATTAAAAGAATATAAGAAACACCAGGAAAGAGCCAACGAAAGAAGATACCATACTGGTGATGAATCATGGCATCGTGGTTCAGTAGTTGTAAGCGAAAATAAGAAAAGGAAGTGATTGAATGAGTGCATGGGCAAATACTCAAATATTATCGAGCACAGCACAATCTAAAAGAGAGATTGATGAACTAGCTACAATTTGTTATCAATACAAATTAACAAAGCAAGATTTATTTTTAGCTGAGCAAATCAATAAAAGAAATATGAAAAAAGAAGTTCAATATCTTTTAGATCACAAGCTTTCAGTTTATGAATTAGAATGTGCATACAGAGCGAAAGGATATTTAGGTTAATGATATCAAACGAAGATGCATCGTATGTAATCAGACAGATACGCAATATTGATTGGTATATTGCACGTATCACTGAGATTGAAAATAAATTAAGTAAAGTATCTGATTTATTGAATTATGATAGAGGATATAAAAGTCCGTTGAATTGGCAGAGAATAACAATCAAAGTTAAAGATTGGGAAGGTAAGTTAGTCGATGAAGATGCTCGATACAAAGCACCAGGCTCTAAGTATCATTCAAATTCAAATGGATTAGTATTTGATTATGAAGATGAATTAATCCAGGAACTACAAGTGATGCGATACAGTCTATGCAAAGCAATGTCATATCTTGAACAACTAAAACAAAGTGATGAAGTACAATTTATTCTTGATTACTTTGATAACAAATCATACGAATCATTGAAGATGCAATACCATATTTCAAACGTGAATCGACACATGAAATCTTTAATCAAGCAACAAATCAAACAAATATAAAACAAAAAGCGTACTAAAGTACCCTTTAATCTCTGATATAATGGATACGTAAGAATTTAGTTCTTACAAAATATGCGACTTAGGGGGTATCAAAAAGATACTCCCTTTTATTGTCACATATGAGTCTCTTTTAAGTTTTCCTTTCGCTCATGTGCCTAGAATCATAGGTGCATGATTGAGAGGAATACATATGACAGACTCAGAATGGATTGAATATTTATATCAACACAAGGATTCAAATGATTGGAATGTAGCTTGTAAGAACTTTTATAACTCATCTGTTTGGAGACATAAACGTGCCGAAGTATTACACTTGGACCACAATGAATGTCAACTGTGTAAACAACATGGAATTATAACTAAAGCTCAAACAGTCCATCACATCATTCACTTGCGTGACAATCCAAGCTTAGCTTTATCAATCTACAACAACAATGATCGTCAATTGATTAGCTTATGCAACGAATGTCACAACAAAGTTCATCCTGAAAAGATTATAAATTTCAAATCAGATAGCGAAAAGGAAAAGGATTTAATCACAGAAGAAAGATGGTAAGGTTAGTCTCATTTATTTTTGGATAAATTTGTGAAGAAAATAAAATTGTTAACTACCCCCGGGTCAAAAATTTGAGTTCAGATTCAAGGGGTAGCGGAGCGGGGGCGGCCTTTCCTGTTGAGAAATTCTTCTAAGTCATGTAGAAATTTGGAAAATAGGTGGTGATTAAGGAATGAAAAAAGAGAATAAGTCTATTGATCTAAAGAAATCGTTGGATAATTTCAAAAAAGATGCTGAGCGACAAGGATATATTGATAATTTTTTGTTTGCAAGCACTTTGAAGAGGTTGGAGACTCAAATTGATATTCTGACAAGCTTGGAAAAGAAAATTGAAGAAGATGGTGTCGTTTGTACGAAGGAATATGTTAAGGGAAGAGAAAATATGTATGTGAGTCCTGCAGTGACTACGTATAATAAAACTTGCCAGCAAGCAAATAACACAACACAAGCACTGATTAAAGTGATTGTATCGCTAGGCGGTGCTTTACATGAAGAAGATGAAGATGATGAACTATGAGTTCGTTGCCAATATTCTGTAAAGAATATTTTGATTTAATGGATGCGAATAAAGATGAGTTTTGTATTGAACAATGGCAACTGCGTTCGATGGTTGAGAGGGCCTTTCAGAATGAAAGGTTGATTGTCGATTTAGAACTTTATGAGCATTACATTGGATTAGGTAAGTATTTAGGCTTTGGCCGAGGATATGAATGGGAAAGATACTGCATAGGATGTTACTTGTGTACATTTAAAGAAGAGGACGGATTACCGAGATGGGATGACGGCCTTTTTTTTATGGGACGAGGTGCAGGAAAAGACGGATTAATATCTTGGATGAGTTTGTGTTTGATTAGTCCATATAATCCAATCGAAAACTATGACGTTGATATTTGTGCTTATAATGAGGACCAAGCTTTAAGACCAGTGTTAGATATTCACGATACTTTAGAAAAAAATCCGAAGAAGTTTAAGAAGTTTTTTAAATGGACTCAAGAAAAAATCAGAGGCATCGAAAATAAAGGATGTATTAAAGGCCATACCAACAATGCCAAAGGGAAGGATGGTTTGCGAAGTGGTGCAGTATTTTTGAATGAGATTCACACTTATGAAAACTACGATAACATCAACGTATTCACTACTGGCTTAGGAAAGAAGCCTCATCCAAGAATTGGGTACTTTACAACAAATGGAGATGTTCCAGATGGGCCTTTAGACGATATGTTAGATACCGGAACAGATGTCTTAAAAAAAGGGAGCGACGATAATGGCTGCTTTTATTTTATTTGCAGATTAAACAATAAAGATGAAGTACATGATGAATTGAATTGGAGGAAAGCTAATCCTTCATTGAGATACAAACCTTCATTGTTGGTTGAGATGCGTAAGGAATATAACAAATGGTTGAATTCTCCGCAAAGCTTATCCGCATTTATGACTAAGCGAATGAATATCAGACAGACGAAGGAATCAATGCCAGTCGCAAAATGGGAAGATATTAAAGCTACGAATAAAGATTTTATTGATCTTAAAGGTTGGTCATGCGTTTGTGGAATTGACTTTTCAAAAACAAATGACTGGATGGCGGTTGATTTACATTTTAAACAAGATGAAATTCGATACGATATAAATCATGCTTGGATATGTATGCAGTCAACTGAATTGTGGAGGTTGAAATGTCCGTATAAAGAATGGGCAAATGAAGGATATGTAACATTAGTGGATGAGCCTGAAATATCACCAAAATTGGTGTCTGAGTATCTTGAGCAAATGATGAATGATTATGTTATTGAAGGTGTTGCAATGGATAGTTACAGATATGAAATATTGAAAGATGAATTGAATAGGCTTGGTTTTAATTATGAAAATAAAAATATTAAGCTTGTTAGAAATTCGGACATCATGAAAGTTGTACCTATTATTAATAGGTGCTTTTTAAATCACTTTTTCGTATGGGGTGAGCAACCTTGTTTGAGATGGGCAACTAACAATGCAAAATTAGTGCCTGCTAAAAAATCAATGATGGCGAAAGATGGCGAGTTAGACATGGGAAATTATTTAATCGGAAAAATCGAGCCAAAAGCAAGAAAGACAGACCCATTCATGTCATTAGCTGCATCAATGACAATTGAAGATATGCTACCTCAATCATTGGGAAGTGTACCTTTTGATATTGGGGTTCTTACGTTTTAGATAAAAAAGAAAGGAGTGAAGAATATGGGTTTTTTAAAAAAGATATTTGGATTCGGCAAAGATTTTGCAGATGAAAAAAATATGTGGATTCAATCCGCAACAATTACGGCAGAGCAAGAACAGTTTGCATCTTTGACCGCTCGACAATTGGCCTTTGAGATTTGTGTACAACGAATTGCAAAAGCTATATCGAAATGCGAGTTCAGAACGTACGAAAAGAAAAAAGAAAAAAAGAATAGCTTTTATTATTTATTGAATGTTAAGCCAAACTACAATCAATCGAGTGCAGAGTTTTGGAACAAGTTTATCCATAAGCTTTACTATGAAGATGAAGTATTGGTTGTGCAAAGAGCGGATAAGTTATTCATTGCAGATTCATTCACAGTCGACGATTCGATTGTATTTGGCGAGCACGTGTTCAAGGATATTACAATCGGCGATTTGAAACTTAATGGAGAATACAAGCAATCAAGAGTAATGCATTTCAAGTTAGGCAATAAAAAAATAAAAGAATATTTAGATGGCACTTTAGCATTGCAAACATCTTTGATTCAAACTGCATTAAGTTCATATAAACGAGCAAATGGATTTAAGATGAAAGCTCACATTGGTCGTTTACAAGCAAACTCTGAATTAGAGAACAAGATTAAGGATTTATTAAACAATCAAGTCAAAACTTTTATGAAAGCAGATAATGCTTTGTTACCTGAATACGAAGGTTTGAGTTTTGAAGAGTTTGGAAAAGAAAAGAAAAATATAGTAACTACTCGAGATATTAAGGCCTTATTAGATGATACTTTAGAGCTCACTTGTAAGGCTTTTTTAATTCCAGTGAATATTTGTAATGGAGATGTAGCAGATACATCAAAAGCAGTGGATGACTTCCTAACATTCTGTTTAGATTCAATCGTTAAATTGATTCAAGATGAAATCAACGGAAAGCATTACACAGAAGATGAGTACTTAAAAGGTACTTACATGAAAATCAACACTCAAGCAATCAAACATATTGATGCTTTAGATATGGCTAACTCAGTCGACAAATTAATTAGTAGTGGTGTTTATTCAATCAATAACATCTTACGCATTTTAGGTGAGGAAGAGATTGACGAAGAATGGGCGAACGAGCATTACATCACTAAGAATTACAGTGGTATCGACTCAACCAGTCAATCAACGAGTGAGAAAGGAGGAAAAACAAATGCCCAAGATGAAGGTAATGCAAATGCGAATGCAAGTTAATGAAGCTAAGCCAAATGAAGCAGACCTTGAATTGTACGATGAAATTGGTGAGTCTACAGACTGGTGGACTGGAAAGACATCAGGCATCAGTGCCGAATCAATCACTCAGTTTTTAAAGGAAAATCAAGATGTAGATACAGTTAATTTACACATTAATTCAAATGGTGGATTGGTATTTGAAGGAATCACAATTCATAACATTTTGAAAGGCTCTGACAAAACTGTAAATGTAATCATTGATGGTTTAGCTGCATCAATTGCGAGTGTAATTGCGATGTGTGGTGATACTGTTAAAATGTATCCAACATCACAAATGATGATTCATAACTGTTGGACTTATGGTTGTGGTAATGCTAATGATTTTAGAAAGTTAGCAGACCAAATGGACAAGATTATGGATTCGTCAAGAATTGCATATTTAAGCAAAGCAAAAGACAAGCTTACAGAAGAAAAACTTAATGAGTTATTAGATAATGAAAGTTACCTAACCGCTCAAGAATGTTTTGACTTAGGATTATGCGATGAAATTATCGGTGTAGATACTTCTAAAAAAGAAGAAGGTAAAGCCGATAAAGAAAAGGACGATGAGCCTTTTGAAAAATCACCAACTGTTGAACCTTTTGATAAGGAAAATGGTTGGTTTTTTTAATGCAAAAATTAGGAGGATAAATTAATGAAAACTAAAGAAGAACTATTAGAAACTTTAAAGCAAGCCATTAACGACAAAAACTCAGATGGTTTGTTCGAAGCGTTGAGCAATTTAATTGAGAATCAAACGGATTCAAAAGCAGAACAGATTTTACAAGAAGCATTACGTGTTGATGATTCAAACATCTTAAAAGCACGCGGGGCTCGTCAGTTAACTTCTGTTGAAAAAGCATTCTATAACAAAGTTATTGATGCAATGCGTTCTGACAATTTCCGTCAGTCAATTGACAGCATCGACACTGTATTACCTGAAACAGTTATCGAAGATATTTTCTCAGAAATCGAAAATGAACATCCATTGTTATCTAAATTAGATATTCAAGTTGCATCTGCAAAAGTTAAATTATTATTTGGCGTAGCAGGTGATAACAAAGCGACATGGGGTAAATTGACAGATAAGATCGCTACAGAAATCTCTGGTTCATTCGAAGAAATGGATATTTACCAATTAAAAGTAAGTGCTTATGTTCCTATTCCTGAATCAATGTTAGATTTAGGGCCAGTTTATTTAGATAGATTTGTTCGTACATTGTTATATGATGCATTATCAAATGGTATTGAAGATGCAGCGTTGAACAACTTGGTATCTGACAAAGGTCCTATCGGTATGATGGCCGATTTATCTAAAGGTACAACAAATAGTGGTAAAACAACTTACACTGCTAAGACTGCTAAAAAAGTAGTTAATTGGACACCAAAAGGATTGGCAGATGTAATCAAAGCTATGGCAAAAGGTCGTAACGGAAAAGCTCGTAAGGTTACAGGATTATTCATGGTCGTAAGTCCTGATGATTATTATGGATTAGTTAAACCTGCAATTTGTATTCAGACACCTGCAGGTGACTGGGTAGATAAATCACCATATCCAATTGATATCATCCAATCAGTATATTGTCCAACTGGTAAAGCTATCATGGGTATTGATAAAAAATATATGATGGGTATCGGTACTGCTCAAGCAGGTAAATTAGAAACATCTGATGAGTTCGCATTCTTGGATGATAACAGAACATACAAGATTAAATTGTATGGTAATGGACAACCAAAGGATAACAACGCATTCCAAGTATTAGATATTACTGGATTGAAAGAGTTAGCATTCAAAGTTGAGTCAACTACTACAGTAGAAGGTCAAGTTAATACAAAAGCTGCTGCTTAATTTATAGAAAGGTGGAATCTAAATGGATGAATATTTATTAAACCTAATCAAAGTTGATTTAGGCTACAAGTGGTGCGATGATTCCACAAATGAAAAACTAAAACATTTAATCGCAGAGGGATTAGCTTATCTAAAGAAGTATAGTCCTTCTGCAGATTTTCAAAGTGATGAATTTGCAAGAAGTTTATTAAAGAATTACGTGCTATACGCTTTATCAAATGCAACTGATGATTTTAAAGTTAATTACAAAGATGAGATTCTTCTCTTTAGTGATTTAGGAAGGGCAAGCGATGTTAGTCAAGAAGCAGTCACAAGGTAATACAACTTTCAATGATGGAATCTTGAAATCTGTATCAATCCGAAATGGTGGTATCTTGAAAGATTTATCAAGCTACGTTCCGTTTGGTCAAAAGACAGTAGGATACAATCGCTTTTTCAGAGCGTACAACAACGATATAAAAATATCGAAAGTTGTGGTTGTTCCTTTTGAATCAGGATTACAAGATGCAGATTATGTTGAGTGTGGATTCTTTAGAGAACCTAATCAACCGAGCATTTATAAGGTAGTTCAATGCCAAGAGTTACTTGACTCAAAGCCTATGTGCCTTCAGTTATCTTTAGAAAAAGTCAAAACAAAGTTTGATGATAGGAGATTGAATGAGAGTACAAATTGAAGGATTGGCAGAGATGAAAAAAGCCTTAACAAAAAAGAAAGTTGCAGTTGAAAAGGTAGCATCGGCAGTTGCTAAAGCAGGTGAAAAAGCCGAACAAACCGCAAAGAATTTAGTACCAAAAGATAGTGGTGATTTGCGCGATAGTATTCAACATAGATTTGCAAGTGGTGGTAAGACCATATTTATTGAGGCTCTAGCCAAAAATAAAAAAGGTGTTGAATACGCTCAATACGTTGAGTTCGGAACAAAAAAACATGGTGATGCACAACCGTTTATGAGGCCTGCTCAATCATTAGGAAAGAAAGTTCTTATTGAAGAATGTAAAAAGTTGGTGGAAACAAAATGATAAGTGAATCAATTTATGAATTATTAGGACAAGAATTGGATAAAAAATATGACACATATTATTTAGATCAAGCACCTGATGATGCGAATTGTCCATATATTCAGATGTATTCAATTTATGACAATCCGAGCCAATTTAAAGACTGCGAAAATGGATATTTTAATTTAGATGTTCATGTATGGCACTATCGTTTAGATAAACGAAAAGAAGTAACAAACATTATGGACGATATTTTGCGAATTGCAAAGCAACTAAAAATCGAAGGACATTCGATTATGTGCTTATGTGATGGAAGAAGAATATTAGTCGATAATTCAACAAGCACAACGTACTTACACGGAGTAATCACTTTGAATTTTAAATACATTTAATTAAGGAGGACATAAAACATGGAAAGTGTACATGGAAGTAAAATCATTTATATGTATAGACCATTGAATGCAGAAGCTAAAAAAAGTGCAGCTTTACGTTTAGCTTTTGTAAAAGAAAATGGTAATACTGTATCAACCGATGCAGATACAACTCAGACGAAAGATGGTACATTGCGTTCACCAAGCCAACCAGAAATTGAAATCACTTCTACATCAGTATTAGCAGTTGGCGATAAAATGATTGATTTATTAAAGAAAGCTCAATTAAATAATGAGAAAGTTGAAGTATGGGAAATTAATTTAGCAGAGCCAGGGACAACTAGTGGTAAATATAAAGGAACTTATTATCAAGCATACATTACAGAGTCAGAAAAAAGCTCACCTTCGGACGACTGGGTAGAAATGTCATTAACATTCGGAATCGAAGGAAAAGGAGCAGAAGGAGATGTAACTGTTCCTACTGAAATGCTAGATGAAGCGTTGTATACATTCACTGATACAACTGCTCAAACAGAATAGTTTTCAAAAACTATAGGGAGATTTAGTTCTCCCTTTTTTATTTATGCGCATAAACAAAAAAACGAAAAGAGACAAAAAAAGGAGACTTAACTTATGAATATGCAATTAGAAATTAACGGAACAACATATGAATTTAGATTCGGTATCGGATTCATGAAAGAGATTCAATCTCGATATAAAGAAATGGCTTCAATTTCAGTAGCAATCCCAAACGGATTCAAATACGTGGTAGCTAGTATGTTAGATGGTCATATCGAAGATTTGTTTGATATTTTATATACTGCTAACAAAACAGAAAAGCCACGTATCACAGAAAAGGCCTTAATGGAATATCTAGAAGATGAATCAACTGATATTGAATCGTTGATTGAAGAAGTAAAGGCTTTTTTATTACAAGCCAATGCATCGAAGAACTTAATGAATCAGATTATGGAAGCATTGGCAGAGGTACAGACGGAAACGGAAACGAAACCAAAGACGAAAAAGAAATAGACTACATCGCAGAGATTTATGATGATGTAGCTTTTTTTTGCTTTAAAAATTTAAACTTTACCACATTTGAACAAGTGGATCGCGTGACTTTGGCCGAATATAAATTGATGCTCAAAGCTAATTTATACAGAGAAGAAGAAGCCGAATATGACAGGCACTGGAGAGCTTTTTTACAAATGGCGGTTAAATCACCAGTTGGTAAAGGAAAATCACAACATCTGCGTTATTCAACATTTGAAAAATTTTATAACAGAACGAAAGCAAAAAAAGAATTGGATAAGTCTTTTAATCCAAAAGGCGAAAGCAAAACAAAAGAAGAGTCTCGTGTTGAAAAAATTATTGAATATAAAAAAAGAAAGCGAGGCGATGAATAATGGCAAGCGGAGAAAACTATAAAGTTAATGTCACCTTGAGCGCGAATGATAAGAACTTATCTAAAACATTATCAAGTGTGACAAAACAAAGTGATTCATTCCTTAGCAAATTAAAAAGCAGTGCGGTATTCGGTGCATTTGCTAGTGTAGGTGCTAGTGCGATGCATACAGTCACAAGTGCAATTAGTGGAACTATATCAGAGCTTTCTGCATCCAATGTTGCATGGAAAACGTTTGAAGGCAATATGCAGATGTTAGGCCAGTCAAGTAGCGAAATCACCAAAACAAAGAAAGCGTTACAACAATATGCTACACAGACGATTTATTCTGCATCTGATATGTCTCAAACTTATTCACAGTTAGCTGCAGTCGGAACTAAGAACTGTTTGCAATTGGTGAAAGGATTCGGTGGTTTAGCATCGGCTGCGGAAAATCCTAAACAAGCGATGAAAACCTTGTCACAACAAGGTACGCAAATGGCTGCTAAGCCAATGGTTGCTTGGCAAGACTTCAAATTAATGTTGGAACAAACTCCTGCAGGTATTGCTGCGGTCGCTCGTGAAATGGGTATGAGTACTTCTGAATTGGTAAGTGCAGTCCAAAGTGGAACAGTAAAGACTGAAGATTTCTTTAATGCAGTAGAAAAAGCAGGTAACAGTAAAGCATTCACTAAGATGGCCACTGAATATAAATCAGTCGGTCAAGCAATGGATGGACTGCAAGAGACTTTAGCAAATAAATTGATGCCTGCATACGATAAGCTCAGTCAGATAGGAATAAAAGCGTTAAGTGCAATCATTGATGGTTTAGATGGATTTGACGCAAATATATTAACGAACGGAATTGATAAAGTAATTGATACGTTTAAAAGGTTTGGCAAAGCGTTTGAAAATACAGGTGCGATTAAAGCGTTCAAACAAGCACTAAGTGATGTTGGTGGTGCGATTAAAAATGTGATGAGTCAATTCAAAGATACAGGATTGATTGAAAAGTTTGGCCAAGCATTTGGTCAAGTTGTCAAATTTGTATCACAAGCAATTAGTGCAGTCAGTAAGTTTATCGGTAAATTAAATGGCGCTCAACTGAGTGGCATCGTTGGTTCGGTACTAGGAGTTGTAGGTGGATTTAAGGCCTTCAATTTTTTGAAGAGTTTTAATCCTTTTGGTATTTTCAAGAAAAATGCAGAAGAAGGAGTCAAAGGTGCTACAAATGCAGTTAAAGGCTCTAAAAGTAAGATGGCTACGATTATCAAATCAATTGGCCAATTAATCGGTACTGCATCAAAAGGATTAGGTCAAGGATTAAAAGCTACGTTCCAAGGTTTAGGACAAGGATTGAATGGTGCATTTAAAGGTTTAGCTCAAATACTTAAAGTTGCTAATCCAGTAAATATATTAGCCTTAGGTGGTGCGTTATTTATGGTAGCGGCCGGAATTGCTTTAATCGGCGAAAGTGGTAATGGTTTAAGTTCAATTGCAGAATCACTTGGAAAAGCATTTAGTGAAGTTATTGCAACAACGATTGATGCAGTAACTCAAGCATTGATTGCATTAGCTCCGGTATTACCTACAATTTGTGATGCATTCGCACAATTAAGTCCATTAGTTGAGGCGTTCGGTGATGCATTCGGTACAGTGATTGAATCAGTTGGCAATGCAATATCTAATATCATTAATGCAATTGGGCCAGTTATTGAAAGTGTTGTTCAAATAGTAGCCAATGCGATCGTTCAGATTGTTCAAGCAATTGCTCCATTTGCTCCTGCAATTGCAGACATGGTACAAGCTACATCTGATGCAATTCAATCAATTTGTGATGCGTTTATCGCATTGGTTCAGAACATTCAACCAATTGTGGAATCAGTCAAAGATTTGGTTCAACAGTTAGGTGATTCAATATCACAAGTATTCGAGTCTGCATCTGATGCGATTACATCGTTTGGTGATGCAGTAAGTGGTATTTTAGATTCATTAGCAGGTGTGTTTGATTCAATTGGTCAATCTGCATTGAATGCAGGTAAAGGATTCAAGGAATTAGCAAAAGGAATCCAAATCATTACTAGTTTGAATTTGCTCGATATGGCCACATCATTAGGAGCAGTCGCAACAGGTGTTGGTGCAATAGCTACTGCATCAAGTGGAATCGGTGATGCAGGCACTCAGATTATGAATCTAGCAATTGGATTAGGATTGCTGGTTGGATATACAGATAGCCTAAGCGCATTAGCAGGTGTAATGCCTAGTGTTATCGGTTCGTTTAGCGGTATTGAATCAATCAGTGGGCCTTTGACGAGTGCAAGCAGTGCAATGACTCGATTTGCATCAAGCTTAATCATAATCACAAGTGCTACATCTGTAGCTAGTTCATCATTGAATGCGCTAAGCAATGCTTTAATGCAAGTTGCAAATCAAGGCGGTCAAGCAGGTACTCAATTAGGTACTAAATTTAAGACTGGTTTGCAGAGCGGATTAACTCAATCTGTGAGTGTTGCTCGTTCAATGTCGAGAAATATTACAAGTGCTTTGAAATCGGCTTCCAGTGGTGCTTATTCGGTCGGTCAAATGATTGGTAATGGATTGGCCAATGGTATGGAAAGCACATTAGGTAGAGTTAGTGCGGTTGCTACACGACTGGCACAAGAAGCAGAAAAAGCTACTCGTGCAGCAGCTGAAGTTCATTCTCCTTCACGTATATTTATGCTAATTGGTAATTACATCGGTAAGGGATTCGCAATTGGTATTGAGCAGACTGAACGAATGGTTAGAAAAGCTACTGAATCAATCGTAAGTATTCCTAGCGCTCAAGCATTGGATGGTTTCGGATTTAGAATGGACGGAGTAAGTAATGTTAATTCAACAACTTATGATTTTAATTCAAATCAAAGCTTTACATTTAATTCAACATTGACTCTAGATGGTCGAACATTAGCAAAGGCTTCTAATAGATATACTGAAGAAGAATTAAACAAGAGTGCTAGATTCAAAGATAGATTGGTAGGTGTTGTGTAAATCATGTTATACGGATTTAGAGATACAACAGATACAAGTGGCACACTAGGTAGTAATTTACCTAGTGAAGCCATGAATTTTAATGGCAAATTTTTAGAAAATGAAATAAACGGATATAGAACATTGACAGTGAGTGGTAGAGAATTGATTGGTTCTGAATTTAAAGCTAAAGAAATTGAAGGCTTAGATGGAACAATTTGGAAAGAAAAATACTTAAAACCGCGCACGATCACAGTTAAATATCAGATAAATGCATCTAGTAATAAAGAGTTTAGAGATGCATATAACAAAATGAATTTGCTACTAAGTGGTGAACAAGTTAAGATTTATTTCAACGATGAAAGCGATAAGTATTTCATTGGAACAAAGACTTCAAATACACAGGTTG